TGTCAATCTCGTCGTCAGACAAATCGGAAACGTCTACCTTGACATGGGCAGTCGCTACAATCGGCCCGACGAACGGATTACCGTGTGAACTGCCGCCATCTGTCGTGGAAATTCTGAGTGGCATGTGATTCTCCTTACGATGCTGCGCCAAGAACCTGCATTCCGCGTCGTTGCCCTAACGGAATTGTGTTGGCCTTTGTCGCTTCCTCTTCCGACTTTTTCACTGTCTCGCGAATATCGGTGTAAATGTTTGCGGCAGGCTTTCCGCTGTCTCGCGTTCCACCTGGTACGGGTATACCACTGGTTGTGGTTTTAAGTGCGGGGAGTAACGGAGCAATATCCGCGGAACCTTCAATGAACTCCTGCGCGGGCTTCTCCGTAACCGTGTCGCCGTCCTTCACCTTTGCGATGACGGTTTTCTTTCCGTCTTTCTCTCGAATTTCAAACTCAGGAAGATTCGGTAACAACGCAAAGGCGTCGGGGTTGAAATTCAATTCCTTGGCTACTGCGCGGAGACTGTCTTGTCGGGCGCGTTTTTCTGATTCTTCCTTGAGAGTCTTGTGTTCCGTGAGCTTCGTCACGATTTCAGTGGCGTTGCCGTGTTCCTTGAGCTTGTCCATTGCCTCAACTTCAGCAACAGGAACCGCGCGATGCCCGCGAGGTAGGCTGTGTGCTTTCGCAGACTCAAGATCGGCGGTTAGTCCTGCATTGGCAGTCTCAAGGCTCGACGCCTTTGTCTCGGCGGCGGTTTTCTCGTTCAGCAGCTTCCGATTGTTGACGATCAACGGGTGTTCGTCCGCAACTTCAGGAACGGCCTTTCCGTCGATCATCTTGTAATGCTCTTTGAGTCCGTCCGGGACTTCCTCGAGTGTATTGTAGATTTTCAGCATAGCTGTCTTGCTATCCTCACTTCTTTCTCGAAAGCCGCGCTTGCTTCAGCGCAATTGCGATCTTCTGTTTCTTCGGCATCGAAGGCTTTTCTTTGTTGAGATTACGAATCACCTTCGATACGACTTTGCGTTTTGCTTTCTTCTTTGCGCCCTTGCGGGCTTTCGGTAACGGCATACGAGCACACTTTACGGGCGAACCAGAATTTACGTTTTGAAGAACCCCATGACGTGCTCAACCGAGTAATAGAAAACCTTGTCTCGGCTCTTATCGCTCGGATCGTAGATTTTGCCCTTACTGTTCATCACAACGCAGTGATTTATCTTGGCATCAATGAACTGCTTGACCGTGACAATGTGAACCGGCGCAAAAGGTGTCATCATGCGTTTGTTATGCTCGTCTAAATCGATGTATCCACCGCCGCGCTTTTCGATTACCGAGAATCCGTAATCACAAATGAAATCCTTAGCGATGTCACCACTGATGCCCTTTTTATTAAAGTCATTATGGAATTCCGCAACTACCTTGTCGTAATCCCACCCTAAAACCATTGCGATACACGCAACCACGCAACCTTTATCGTGCTTCTGGGCTACGTGTTTAATACGCAGAGGCTTCATCCAATTAACGGCGGCTGATCACCGGGCGGATTCGGATTAACGGGCCGCTGCGGTGGTTGAGGCTCTTGCTCCAACCTTTGTAACTCAGCATCAGTGTCGTCAATTCCGTTCCTCGACATGGCCGTTTCTTTGCTCATCAAGCCAGCTTTTACGTCATTACGGTTGGCGTCTCGCTCCTCTGGACTCACCGGCCCTGTCTCGATTACCGAATTAAAGTCGGCGCGCAGAGTGAGAAACTCGCCCTTGTTGGACAGAAGCGCGCAAATTCTCAGCTGGGTTTCCAGTAACCATCTTCCGAGGTCGTCAAGGCCATCTTTGGAGTCTTTCAACGAGCTTTCAAACTCTGATCTGGCTTGTAATCGACTCTTTCCTGACGCCGTAGCATCACCGGAAATCAAAGCAAATCTCTGCTGAGTACCGCCCAACATAGCTGCATAAAGATCATCGCGGGTGTGGGTGAATGTCTCTGTCGGAGTAGGTTCGTGATACGAGATCGATGGGTTGGCCCGATTGATTACTTCGCCTCTGTCGTTGCGAACAATCAAACCTGTCAGGCCCATAACCTTTCCCGGCCCGGCCAACCAGTTCTCAGGCTTCTCCGCGTTCATAATCGTGCGCTCTAGCGATCCAGCTAGATTCACGTTGCGCACCATCATTGTCCGGGCAAGATTCAATGATTTCTGGAGTGAACGGATTTGTTCTGTAATCAGTGCATCTCGTTCTAGTTCGTACATCAATAATCTTCCACCCAGATCGTAGGCAAAGTTTTGATCGGCCTCACCGTCAACCATGATCCTGAGAATCGTTTTCCCTTGATCGATGTACGTCAGCCATGCTGCATCTTTGTTTTCTTCTGTCTTGTAAACGTAGAGACCGAATTCCTGTTGAGTATCAGCATCAACGAACACTCCAGCCTTGTCAGAGGTGAGCACTTCGATCTGAGGAATGATGAGTGCTGAGAGTAAATCTTTCTGTGTTGGAATCTGGCCTTGTTCGTCTCTCAATCCTTCAGGAAAGAAGAATCGAATGGTTGCCCGCTCTTCAAGTAAGGCAGTTCTGACAGCCAACTTGAGAGTCTTACGGACTTTGCGATTATTCCACCAGATTGTTAGTGCATCGTCTGCTTCTTGTGCCGATCTATCATCACCGGATGCAGGTGAGACAACATTGCGAACAAGATTAAATAGCTTACTGAATAGTTTTCGCCGCGTCTGAGCTTCAGGACGGGGCATATCAGAAGGCAGAAAACCCCATAAAGGTTCACGGCCTAACAAGCCTGCGATATGCCGATCAACGATTTCTTTAATGACATTTTCAGAAACAAACCCCTCTTTGATCTGTAAGAGGATCGCGATATAGCCATCATCGCCGGGTAGTGGCTTGGCTCCAATGTACCCGACGCCTTTTTGGTAATGATCCCCAGAATCAAAGAGGGAGTTTGCTATTGCGCCTTTGGAGCGTCGTTCGCGGAAGAGAGTCTTAGCATTGTCTAGGGAAGTTATCTTGGAAAGACGAATCGGGCTGGTCTGAGCAACCTCAGACGTTTGATTGGCAAATTGAGCGGCAATCTCTCCCACGGCATTAGGTTAGCCGTGTTGTGAGGTTTATTTTCGCAGCAGAAACACCAAAGCCCCAGCTTTTCGGCTGAGGCTCGGATGCGCGATTGTCAGGCTGATCAGTGGATGACTAGCGAAGTATAACACTCAGAAACTTAAAAGTCCCGCCTCGCTTACTGTATGCCTGCGATTGTTGGAATGGATGAATCCTACGATTCCCCACATTCCTTCAAAAACAAACATAGGCTGCCACACAAAATGTTTATGCGTTCCTTTTATCAGTCGGAGTCACGCGAGAAAATCCGATGTAGGTGTGTGCGGCAAGCTAACTAAGTGCGGGAAATCTCCGGGCAACGGAAGGTAATCGATCCTCCACCGCTGGGAAGGTGGACTAACCGCTACGTCCCGGTCTATACGCCGAATCCCGAGTAATCGGGAACCCTACTAACCGCACCCAACGGCCTAAACTGCTGAAAAAAGCACCCCCTTCGGCAAGGGAAGTGGGTCTGTCAATAAGTACTAAATCCCCACGTTTCACTTTCAGATTCAGAGTAGCGATCTCTGCGTTCAGTCAGAAGTCCATACCTCACGGCATCATAAGAATCGTCCCCGCCGTTTCCATCATCATCAACGTCAACCTTCAATATATCTTCAGGCCGGTGTGGATCGTGTTGCATGTTGGGCAGACATTCGATCAGTCTTTCGCATCTGCCCGAGATTTCAAGCCGTGGCGCAATCTCAGGCGGGCTTCCTAACAGACGAAGGATCCTCGCAGCCCCGTTGATTCGATCCGTGTTCGCTGGCGTCAAGTTAATACCTTCATCTCGATACTCGTCTGCAATCGTCTTGCCTGAAGCCGTTCCTCTTTGAGCGAAGACATCTGGCCCTGCCACGAAGTGTTTTAGCTGCCCAATGGTTATTCCGTGCCGCGCCAGCATGTTTTTAATGTCCTCTGCATTCTCAGAAACGAGAGCATGTTGCCGCCAATGCTCATCAATTACCTGTTTCTTTCCATCATATTCAGAGAATAGATAACAGACCGTTGGATGCTGAAACCCATAATCGAGCGAGCACCAGACTGGAGCACCGGGCATTACTCGCACATCTTTCACAACTTCATTCCGTCGCCACGTAGAAAAGAACTGCCCCGCAGCAATATCCCAATCACCATCACGCCACGCTCTTAACTTCCATCCCGTCAGCCTTCCGAGATTGGCAGCGTAATCAGGATTGAGAAAAGCATTGTCTTTGTAAGTTGAGAAGATAAATCGCGTCGAAGTCTCAGATTCTTTCTGTGCTGGTTCGATGAAATCTCGCTTGAACCAAGCATGACCAATCCCGCCGGGATTTGTCGTGTAATATTCGCGCGGGCGCCAGTCAGTTTTCGCGGTGCGAATACAAGAAACAATATCTTTTACTTTGTCTTCCGAGAGTTGAGTAGCCTCCTCGATCGCAACTCCGTCATATTCCAGTCCTAGATAGGCTTCGATGTCCTTCTCGTTTTGATAATGCCCAAGAACAACTCGGGAATCATTCTTTAATACAAGCAAGCCTTCATTGCGTCGATAATCGTGCGGTAGACCCATCAAAACCCGTCTGCGCAAATCATCAAAACTTTCTCTTGCCGCTTTGAGAACCTTGCGAAGAAACAGAAACTTTAGCCCAGCGGTACGCTGGCAATCATCAATAACAACTTGGGCTAATACCGCATGAGACTTTGCCCCTCCGCGCGCTCCTCCAATTCCGATTCGGTTAGGGCCGTTCGGTAAATCACAGGATCGTGCCGCAGCATGAAACTCTAATTGCTTTGGTTGCGGAACGTAACCAGCGGATAGAAACCGGCTTAATGAATCTTGGGGAACGCCAACAGTCTTTGCGGTTTGGGCCAGTAATAGAGCTGCGTTGTGAACTTCTGAAGCACTATGAACCTGAAGAGCCATAAATCTTTGTTAGCGCATCAGCTACGGGTTGAAGAAGCGGAGAACCATCAGGGTTAGCGTGCTCGTGTTTCTCGGTAGGCTTGCCATAAGCATAAGCGAGTAAGAGTTTGCGCGACTCGTGCCGTTCGTGAAAGTTTCTCGACCTGCAATCCTTAACCAGAGTCTCTAGGCACTTCTGACGTTCTACAGGCGTGAAACAGGCATCGAGCGCGACCTTGAAATTCGCTTCATAGGCTTTCGATTTGCGCCCCGCGCCCTCTCGCTTTCCGCCTTTCGGTTTCATTTCATTGATTATTCAACACAAGTAATTGCCAGTCAGAAACTTCAATCTACCCACTCTCTACTCGCCGTGCTCGAATTCATTGTTCCTTTTGTTGTCTCTTCGTCCCCGCTCCAGGACTTTCTTTCCAGAACTTTATCAATACATTTCGTGTGCATGAATTCTATTGAACCGACTTCTTCAAAGTCTTCGTTCTGAACATCTATCTTTTCCCGACACTCCGCGCAAATCATGACATTGACTTCGGCCACGGCCCGTTGAATCCGATCTGGAAAAGCACTTCTTTTGCGAATGCAAACGCATCATCCTCAAGTTTGTTTGCCATCTGCACAAGCTTAGGCGCGTTAGGGAACTTATTGCCAGCCGCAACGAAGGCATCAATTCGTTCACATGTTGAATCGAGCACGCGCGCGGTGATGTCGCCGTTTAGAATAATTTTCTCTTCACAGGCTGGACAGGGATCAATGCTGCCATTCATCAGAGTTATCCTTTGTTCTCAGTGAACGCCCTTTGCCTTGAGGGTATATTCCATATCGTTCAGTTTCTTGTCTTGGTTGTCGCGTTGTAACTTCGCAAGTGTGCGCTCATCCTTCAACTCTTGCTGCATTTTGTCCTGCTCGCGTTCAAAGTTGTGCGTGCGCTCGTTCAGCATAGTCTCCATGCGGATCACTGCGTCCCTGGTTTCCCGCTGATCCGAGGTGCTGGACTTGTAGGCCCATCCCATTACTCCCAATATTGCCGAGAGAAGGATTGTCGCTATCGTGGGCGTAACCACAAACCCTTTCACTTCGCGTCCGGCCACGGTTAATTTCTCCCACCGAAACTTGGATTTAAGCCTCGGCCAAAAACCGCCTTGCGCGATTTCTGGCAAGCTATTAACTGTTTCTGTGCCATTCGGCGTCGCCGTCCATTGGGTTCCGCGTAGTACGTTTGCATTTTGGCTCATGCGCCCATTTTCAATCTCAACAAGCACCCGTTAGGTTTCGATCATTTTCGTATTTGCTTGTTTTTCTTCGATTGTCTCCATCCGGGCTTTGGGTTAATGTTTTGCCGTCATCATCGCCTGTGGCCTGATCGTTACGGGCGATGCTCTGGCAGTCGGGGTCGTACCCTTCCGGGCGCGGCCCCGCTCCTCAATCTTTCAAACTCTTCTCAGCATTCTCGCGTGTCATTCGCCGCATCACTTCGCCGCCGCGCGCCTGAAAATACATTGAAACGACCGAACCGAGAATGCCCGCCACCCACGGCGCTATTAGTGTTGCGGAACCGCCTTTGATAGCTTGAATATAAGCAAGTCCGAATGCCAAAAGGACGATGAGCAAGGTAATCAAACCTCGCAATTCTTTTCCCAACTTTCGACCGCAATATTCACATCGCTTCATTCTCAACGACCCATCTTCTGAAAAACGTAAGCGATAATTGCCAATATCACCGCGCCTATAATCAATCGAGTCAACCACGACAGAGAACTCTTCATCGCCGCAATGTCAGTGGCATTATTCTCAAGCTTCCCTGAAATAACAGTGATCTTTTCAGCGTCCAAGGCTCGCTGTCTTCGTAATTCTTCATGGGCTGGATGGTAAACATCCCCTTTGACAAATTGCGCTCTGTCCTTTTCAACATCCTGACGTAACTCATTCAGCCCATCTAAACGGCGCTCAAGCTCTTCGCGCGCCACCCCTAAAGCCTTCGATGATTCTGCAATCCGCGTTTCGACGTACTCTTTCAGCGTATCGACCGTCCAGCCGCTCTTTTCTTTCTCGCCACTCATTCATAGTCCGCCTTCAGTCTGGGGGTATAGCGGCGCAAAACAATTAGCGCACCTAGGTTGCTGGTTGCTGGTCATCTCACCGCACTCTGGACATTCGATCATTTCTTCGCTTGCGCCCTTTCGAGTTTTCTTACACGGCTGTTTAAGTCCCTGTAAAGTGTTCGCACAAGACCCTCTAATGCCTTAATCCTTTTGTTCGCAGCTTGGACGTTACGAATAGTGCTGTCAGTTGGGCGTTTCATTGACTACACCTCACCATCTGATAAGTAGGAACGGCCAACTTCCAAAACGCTTGTGAGTAAGGTGAATCCAGGAACGTTAGCACTTTCCCCATAAATCCTTTTGTCTGCGAGTGAGGGATGAACTGTTGGCTCTCTCGGCGCAGGGCTGTTTCCTGTTCTAGTAATTGTTTTTGTTGTCCTATGAACACCCGCGCATCTTGCAGATCGTTTCGTACGCTATTTCTTTGTTGTTCCGTGAGGCTGAGTTTCTCGTTCAGTAGCTGAATCTTCTCAGCTAGGATCGCGTTCTGAGCATCGGCGTTGTCGAGTTTCT